CCAAGCCTGGTCAGAGAGTCGATGAAGTTGGATAGTTTACCCTCAAGGGAAACCATCTGGGCTTCGGCAACCCCGCCCCATTTAGATTCAATAAGAGCAAACAACGCCTCCTTGGCATCATCACCGAATTTAGCCATCTCTTCGCTGCCGACATGGTAAGTGTTGCGCAACCTACGTATTTCGCCATTGACTGCGTCAACCATAGCCTCAGCAGCAGTCGCAATATTGTGGCCAACATCGGTAGTTGCGGCTGCCGCCATGTCAGCAGCGGCGTCTATCCATCTCTCCATCTCTTCAGTAGTGTCAGCAAGTCCGGCGGTGCGGAAGGCCATAGCCGCATTGGTGACCTCCGTGAACGTAAACGGAAGCTCCTTCGCCTTCTCAAGAAGGAAGTCTACCTTCTTTTCGGCCTCACTAGCGCTATCTCCCATGCCGATAAACGTAGTACGCATCCGTTCGGCACGACGGTAAGTCTCTACTGCCGCCTTCTCCAGCATAATCATTCCACCGGCAATAGCCGCCAACTGGAATTCAATCTGCTGGAGCGGGATCATCGCGATATTGAAACGCCACATGAACATGGAAGCTCGGTCTAGCCGCATCGAGAGAGTGTCCAGGGCGGTGTTGCCGGTGGTCATATTCGCAGTTAGCCTGCGAAACGAATGAGATGTACTCGCAATACTGGCGCTAAACTTCTGCTGCCCAGAAGTGGACTTAGAAGTCTTTCTCCCGTGATTGTCGATGGCCTTTTCTTGCTTTTTTATCTCAGTTGTAGTAGAAGCTGTCGAACCGGCGGTAACCGCCATAGCCTTCTGGGTGGCCATAAGATAATCGTTGAGTTCTGCGATTGCATTCTTAGCGCCCTTGTGATCTGCGCTAATGACAAGAATGAGATTGTCTTTGTAAGTGTTGTTGTAACCAGGCATAATGGCCACCTGTGCCTATCTGCTGAGTTGTTCCTTCAGACGTGCCATCTCGATTGCGGCTTCTTCTTCTGATGCTATGCGCCCATGCTCTTCATCGTAGAGTTCTCCGCACGAACCACACCGCTTTAGCTCACGCTTGCGTTTCTCCAGACATTCATTGCAGATATTGCTCGCCCGATCCTTAATACGACGATACGCCACCAGTTCGTCGAGGGCGCGATTAGAAACTGATGGGGGCAGCATACACGGCAGCATCCCCAACTCCTCGACACAGGCGGCGTATCTCTCAAAGTACTTATGACTTACTCTAAAGGGGCTGCGCCGGGAACCTCCTCGGCGGTCTCAATGTCCGCAGCGTCTTCGGCTGCCTGGCGCTCACTCGACAACCCGAAGCCCGAGATTTCTTGACATGCAGTCGCCAAGTCTATGATGTCGGGATTGCGAGATTCGATTAACTTTCGGGCGTCCTGTGTAGTAAGTACAGGCTCCACCATGCAGGCTACAATCCACGCTACCTGCCATGCGGCCCGCGCCTCGGCATCATTGGGGTTCTCCTGAAGAACATTCAGGTCGGCGTAAATTCTATGAGACTCCACGAGACTTGCGGGCGCGATTTTCACTACCTTGCCGATGGATTTAAGCTTGAATTCCTTGACGTTGACGCTGTCAACGGCTTCCAAGAACTCGTCAAGTGTTGCGACCTCTGACTCTTTAGCACGAGCCACTTCACTCAGCCTCCCGGCGATATTGCCTTTACGTGATGGTCGGAATGTCTCCGTAGCCACGAACGGTGCAATCCTCGGATTGAGCATCGTTGCCAGAGCTAATGCTGGCATCAACTACGTTGCCCTTTGCCGAGAACGTAGAGCCACCGATGTCGCAACTGACGACGGCCTGCCCGCCCGCAACAATCATGTTCATAAAGGATGAACTGCCGTCGATGAACTTCGTGCAGGTCAGTTCCCAGTCGCGAGTCCCGGTGCGTCTGTTCACCCAGTCGTCCTTAGCCGCCGTCAGATCGATCTCGTTAGCCGAGAACGACAGAGTGGCCGCAGAATACAGGGCGAGCACGTTTGTGCCGCTGATACTAAATAAGGTTACGTCGTGCCCGATTAGCCGCGCCATATCCATCTTCCTCCTGAGCGAAAAGTCTAAAGTCCGCTATCTTCCTATCTATTACAGATTGGCCTCCAGACTTCTCCGAACTACCGACATGATGGTATACTGTAGCGCTGGCAGTATACCACACTTCCCATCCATAACGCCATGCCCTGCAGCAATACTCTGCGTCACTGCAATAGTTGAAGAAGCGGCTATCCAGCGGCCCGATCTCTTCAACCATATCCTTCTTGAGAAGAGCACAAGCGAATGTCACCCACGGGACGGTCTCTGTGACATTCCAGCTATCATCACTAACGTGCCCCATACGATGGATAAATCTGCTGTAGCAGATGTTCTCCATCCGCTCTGCCACGATACCCGGCGCTACCTCGCGCATTATGTTCTCATATAGCGGTATCGGGTCTCGGCGTATCATCCCACCGGCATGAACGATCTCTGCGCCGCGTACCTGTCTACATCCGATTATACCGCAATTATCATGTTCTGTAAAGATTGGCAACTGATTAGATAGCCATCCTTCACAGAGTACGATGTCTGGATTCACTAAGGCTATATGCCTTACATCCTTCTGATAAGAGAAGAACCTCAGCCCTTCGTTCACCGCATTGGTGAACCCTGTATTCTCCTCAAATACACACCCGACTACCCAGTGGTCTCCCTGGCTATAGTTATCGATAGCGTACTCGTTTATCCATTCCCCCGAACCGTCGGCAGAGCCATTGTCTATCAGTAAAATACTGAGTGGGATATTGTCTGCCGCCATCATGCTGTCCATAAGCTCTTCTACGTAACCCATGCTGTTGTACGTGACTACGATTACTCCCACTCTTTCGCCCTTCAAGATACGGCCTCCTCCACGATGGCATCCCAGTCTATACTCTCCATAGCCTCATTGTAGAGCGCCCGTTGTTCTTCTTCGGGGAAGAAAGTGTCGCGGTTATAAGTGTGATACTTCTCGTCTACATCTATCCCACGTATTGTCGGGTAATAAGCCAGCCTAACTGAACTAGGATAAGGGGCGAATATAGCCAGCCCATCCTTCTTCAGCGCCCCGGCAATATGCAGTAAGCCAGAGTCGGGGCCGATAAAGAAGTCCACGAGAGACATAGCGGCGATAATCTCGGTTTGACTCTCAAGCAGCCCACATAGATTATAAACGCCGGGCCTAATCTCCCTCTGGCTTTCTCTCCCGTGGTCAGAAGCAACGTGCGTGGTCAGATCAGACCACTTCCCGAAGAGAAGAGTAGTATGGCCTTTATCTGCTATACTCATGGCTACCGCAAGCGCCTTCTCTATCGGTATGCTTCTCTCTGGGGTGCTGGCCGCAAAGTGAATTGCCACATACTTGCCGCGCTTTTCGGGCAACAAGCCGCGCACGTACTCTACTACGTCGTCGTCTACGGCGAGAAATGGCTGCTTTCTCTCAGCGCTGAGAGAAAGTCCCATCCTCTCCTCAAACACGTCGGTAAGATTGCGAGTAAAGGTTAGCTTGAATATATCTTCAAGCAGAAAAATATAGTCGCAAGCTTCGACTCTGCGTTGCATCACCGGATAGCCGATAGCGTGGTCAATATATCCGTTGAACCAGTCCTTACTAATCCCCGGAGAAGAGAGAATGATTCTCTCAAAGCCGTGCTCTTCTTTCAGCGCCCTGAAGATAGGAGTAAGAGAGATGAGGTCGCCTATGCCGCCCCAACACATGTATAGAAGGTCGCAGCCCGGCTCGGGATCGCCCTTGTCGGCAGTCCATACGTTCCCGACGTAAGGCTGTGCGAGCACCTCTTTATCTGAGAGTGTCTGTAGCGAGCGCTTATACTCGTCATGCACCACATACCACTCGTTCTTCCACAAGATATATCTAGTGGCGTCGTGTCCGTATCTCTGCGTCTCGTAGAACCTCGTATCGTCCAACTTAAAGCGTATCATGGTCTCCTCTTATACCGGCAATTGTCCCAGCGCGTCGTTGTGATAAGACAAGATTCGGCGTCTGAATGAACGACTAAGTGTTACGCCGGTGATACCGCGAAGAATGTTGCGTTCGCGCATCTTCGCGGTTCCCCCAATTGTATGTAGGTACTTAGCGTGTTCGGCGCGATTCCCTATCCCGGCGGTCATACCATTGGGCTGCCCCGAAGTCTGTATATACCATCCGCGAATGTATTCGCCCGATTGTATATTGATCTCGTGATCCTTCGTGGGGCCGCTATCTACCGGCAGTCTCCGCGAATACGGGTAGACTCGATGCATCCCCTTCAAGCCTACAATCCCAATGCGCCTTGCTCCACGCCCGATAACGTACTTTCTAAACGAAGACTGCTTGATGGCCGTCTGCTTGGCGAACTTAGCAACGTCGGTGACAAAAGAACGAGTAGCTCTAGGGTACAGAGTATTAGCTCTGTACTTCATCAGCGCAGACCAGCTTTTAGTATCCATGCCGAAGGAGATCATCGTCGCGTCCCGTGTGCGTATATCTCAAAGTCCGCGCGCGCGCTGATAAGCTGAAGACCCATTGCTTCTATAAACTCTTGTATATCGTCGCGAACCTCGGTGCCTATCCATCTTACGTCTTCTACATAAGGCAAGTCCATCTTCCCGGTAAGGGCGTACTCAGCAACATCGGTTTTAGTAGAAGCAATCATGTTGGTCACTACGTTATCGATAAGGCTACGTATCGCAGTCTCTACATAGCCAGTCCCGGTAGTCGGTATCTTGTCTACAGCATAAATCGAAAGTCTATAAGTCTCTGTAGTATGATTGGGATAGTGAACTATAGAAGGCCATCCGCCCTCCTTGACGAAGAATAGCGCGGGCAGCCTCTCACCACGGTCAATGTACTCTATTGGGTAACCCTCGTTCTTGGAATATACTACGACGGTCGCGGGCGCAGTCCCATGACCTGTCCACGACCAGTCGCAGACCTGATACAACTTTTCAGTGATTTCTTCGCCATGCGATGCCATATTATTCGTTCGGCTCCTGTGGCTTTATCTCGCATTGCAAATGCGAAGGGCCGCCGGTCACCGGGTTCAGATACTTCACGGGGTTAGTCATCACTACATAAACTCTACCGGTGGCCTCATCAATTACCTGGTCGTCTCGTTTCAGCGCTGTTTCATAAGGCGCGAAGAGAATTGATATCTCTTCAGTAGTCGGGCCTAGAAGTGAAGTTTTAGAGCGCACACTCAGCGGCGAGATGGTCGCGCTCACTCCGGCAGCGCTGGTAGACCAATTGGGCAAGTTCTGTCTCCCGTTAGTATAAGTCACCGTCTTCGTCTTTATAGTTATGGTGTGGAGAAAGCTCTGCGGAAGCATTAGCCTTTGATCCCCAATCCGCCACCGGCGAGACGACTAAGCCAATCGTTGTACTCCGAAGCCGAGCGCTGCATCTCGCTGGACGAACTCCCGCCTTCTACCTGATAATCACCGGCGCGCCATCCGCCAACCCCGGCCCTCGCTCTTGCAAGTGCCATGTTGGCAGTAGCCATTATCCCGTCTATCAGTACATCTTCTTCACCTATCGGAATGTCATCGATATCATCCCAAGGCGAAGAATAGATATAGGGAACTATGATGCCGTCTGAATCGGGAACTGGAATCAGCCGTACCTGTCTCCCGTATGCCCGCCATCTACCTCTCGTAGCGTTGCGCAACCTCGATCTATTGATCTGAAAGATGGCCAGCAACGACGGGTAATTGAAGTCTATACTTTGCGCCTCCATCTCGGCAAGCAACCTGGCGATTACGTCTCCGGTTGCCGACGGCTCCCAGAAGACATCAATAACTGCGGCTGCATTATCGTCTACCGAATACTCGCCTTGGCGAGCTACCGTCGTGAAAGTGGAGTGAAGATATCGGGGGCGATAGCGATTATACACGCGAAAGGCGCGCGCTATCAGTAGTTGTAGATCACTATCCGGTATCAGCGAAGAAGAGATACCGTTAGCGCGAACCTCCCTGATAATATCCTCTATCTTCACGGATGCAGCCCCCTAAGCTCGGCCACTATTCTGTCGGCCACGCGGCGTATAGAGTAATTGCCCCTTGCCCATGAAGAGACAGCCTTTCGCCTTTTCAGCGTTGGTCTACCCGCATTATACATTTCAATAAGCAGAGAAGCAAGGTGCTCTACTGAAGGCTCGGCCCACTTGCCCTCTTGTGGGCGCGCGAATGCCGTCGTCGGTGGGTGCGACAATCTGTCCCACTCTATCGGCTTGATGTGGTCGCCTATGTAGTCGCGCATACCCGACCAATTAGTAGCGTATCCCGGAACCCCACAGCAGGCCGCCTCTATTGGGCCGAGACCAAACCCCTCCCCGCGACTAGGGAACACATAATAATCCAGCGAACGATAGAACTCGCGCATCTGCTCTTCTGAGTAATCTTCATCTATGATTATCACATTGGCGGGGATAGTCTTGGGGAGCCATCTCGTATCCCTGGTTTTCACTAAGAGACAGACATCCTTCTTCTCCGCGAGCGCCCTCCATGCATTCAAGAGTACGTCTATACCCTTTCTCGGCGACATCACTCCCGATATGCCCATAGTAAGCGGCCCATCATTACCCTTCCCCATAGAATAGAAGTCGGTATCCACCCCGCAGCCGACCATCTCTACTCGAAGCCCTTTGACATCTGCCCTGAACAGCGAAGCGCAAAACTCGCTGGGCGCGAACATCAAGTCCACTCTCTTCATGCGCTGAACAAACGAGGACGGGAGCCTGGTCGTCTCCCACATCGTATAGATAGTCTTTCTCTCAGTGGGGAGAAGATTCATGTGGTCGGCGTAAGAGAGAAGTAACCCAAGGCGACGAGACTCGTGAAGGTCGCGCGCCGCAGTCGAAACTATCGGCGGAACATCGTCGGCAATCTTGCCTTGGTGCGCGGCGACATCTACTTGGATGTCGTTTCTTTCGAGGAAGCACTTGGCAAGCCAACATCCGAGCTTGCCGTACCCGGTGCGCATGATGAACGGAGCCTGGAACCTAAAGCGTAACACGAGGAGCGCCTCCGAGCTGCAAGAAACGGCCCCTGGCCGGGCGCTGGGAGGCCGGATGCGAGGAAGAGGGACGCATCCTATTATATACCAGCCAGGGGCCAAAACAAAGATAATCCTCCACGACTAGCGCTTCTATGGAGGGGGCCTATTCTCAGACCCCCTCCGATATCGACTTATCTGCATGACTCGCTACAAACTACGTTAGCTCCGTACCGGGCCCAGACTGAATCGTCAGGATGCCGAACATGTCGGAGTTGGCCATGAACGTAGCATACCTAGTCATGGTCGCCCGGCTGGCCACCAGCGTAGAAGTGTTGTAGGCGGCGGGAGACAGATAAGCAAGGATGTAAGGAGCGAAGATATAGCCTACATCCTTCCAGTCTGCGCCCTTATAACCCATCAGCACGGTGTTGTCGGTGAACCAACCAACCGAATAAACCTTCCACCGGTTACTCATCGTACCTTCGTAAGTGACATCAACCGTGAAGGCATCCTGCTCGTCTGGCGCAGCGGCGACGAACGTGTTCAGAGCCGAGAACCGACTGGCAGTCGTGGGGTCGCACACGATCCAGTTCGGGCGGCGATAGACCTTATCCGCGATGTCCCCACCGACCCGCATGAGGAAATCAACGAGACGCTGATCCCACTCCCTGCCGGTGTAGTTCGATGAGGCCGGGATACCCGTGCCGAATACGCGCGAGGTAGACCCGGTAGCGCTGACGCGCATGTCCTCAAGGATCGTGTAGTTGATTTCGCGGGCGATCTCGTCTGCAGCAATGCCGAGGATTTCCGACTCCGCATTCAGATTGTGATACGCCTGCAAGTCCTGAGCCAACTCAGTCGTCCAGGTGCCCTCAAGCGACTTGCTTACGGCTGTAATGCTCTCCGAAGCGATCTCCATCTTCACCTTAGCCGAAGCATTTGCCTCAGTGTGGTCGGCATAACTGGAGTCGAAGTTGCTTTCAACGTCCAGCCGCAAATCGCCGCTATCGGTCTTGGCATTCAACCAGAACACCTTGCCATCCGGTCGATCCATCGGCTGAACGGAACACAACTCAAGAGCTACCAGACGCGGGTAAGTGCGCCGTATGATCGGCAAGATAAAGGGCGCGCCGACCGCGATATCGCCCGTAGTCGTCTGCTCGGTAAGAGCCAGATGGCGAGCGTAACCCTCAGCGGTAAGCGCGCTGAAATACGCCGGGTACTCGCGCTGATAGTTGTCCAAGAGAATGCGGAAGTTGCGCACATGGTCTCCGGGGCTGAGGTCTTCAATCGGCACGTTGCTGGTATTCTCCCAGCCGGTGTCATTGCAGAGACCTTCGATAAGCTGCTCCTTGACCTCGCGCACAGTCTTCGGGCGTTCGCGGCGCTCGCCGGTTAGAGCAGCGGTCTCGTTGCCACTGCGAACATGGATCGCGACATTCTCCTTGTCGGCGATCTCCGAAGCCTCTTTCATGACCGGGAACAAAGCCTCAAACAGCGAAGCCGCAGCCTCTGCGTTCTCGCAGGCCGAGAGAGACGAACGCAAGCGCGTCGAGAACTTGTCGTTCAAGCCCTCGGCCTTAGCCATTAATTCCTCGACCTTGGCGTCGCGAGCCTCTTTGATACTCTCGGCCTTTTCACGCGCTTCCATCCGCGCCTCCATAGCCTCAAAGCGAGCAAGCTTCGCGTCGAGTTCCTTGTCGCCCTCAGACTTGGCGTTCTCAAACTTCAAGGTGGCCTCGTCCAGAGCCTTAGTGGCATTGTCGAGCACAGACTCCAAGTTCTCGTCATCGTCCTTGACGGTGTTTAGGGCATCCAGATTGCTTCGCAATGACTCGGCAACCTCAGTCAGACCAAGAACCTCAGCGGTACGAATGGACTGCTCTACCATCTTGATGACTCTACTGCGCATTGCAATACACTCCTTAGTCGTTGGTTGTACGCTCTCTTTGATGCTCTCAAGATGAGATTCCGAGCTTTCGCTCTTCTTTCTCATATCGGTTCCGAGTGCCGCACCATTCATAAGGACATCTATCGCATGAAGTCGATAGTCGTCCTGAACGATGTCGCACTCTTCGCCTTCCCACTCGCCCGACTTTTGAGAGCCGTAACCCCTAGTGCTAAGCTCAACCCCTACTCCAAGGTTGATTAGCTCTTCGAGGTCCTTACCGGCGCGAGTTCGCGGGATAATGCCCTCATAGCGCATCACGTCTCCATCCTGCCATATCTTCTTGAAGATTATGTTTATCTCCGAGAGGATAGTGCCTCCCCACGCCGGATGATTGTCCTGCCCAACGAGTTTAGTGTTCTCAAGCATCTGCTTGATGTGCTCCTCGTTGGCGTCCCATACAGACTGTGGGTAGACTCGACGATTGCGCGTTGGAACATTTACCCTAGCGAACGCTCCGGTAACAAGGAGTCGTCCGTCCTCGGACTCTGCGACCTGCGGCTTGTCGGCGAACGTATCTGAAATTTCTTCAAGCCCGTTGGCCTTTGCGACCTCCTCCATCTTATTGCGAAGATACGTAAGTCCTTCTATCCACGGCTTCTTATCTTCTACGCCCTCCATCATCATGGTTAAGTCGGTCTCTATCGCCATGAGATCAGAAAGCGTCTCTGCCTGTGCTATATCCGCTAATACACTCTCGATAGTTATGGCGCGCTTCTCATTCTCGGAAGCCTCTTTAGCCTCTACTTCGGGTGCTTCGTCGGGCTGTGCCTCAACAGACTTGTTCTCTTCAGCCCACTCAGCATACGGACATTTAGCCTCGCCTAGACTATCTACTAGTTCACACTTGCCGATAAGTTCAACCACCGTTTCAAGTGTCTCCACCGAAGGCGGGTAAGGAATATTCGCTTCGTGGAGAACACACTTGTCGGTCTTGACCATTTCGCATAGTTTCATGGCACTCACCAATTAGAGTATACATAAGTTATATCTTTTGTGCAAGCGCAATGTTACTACTGAGCAATTTCAATCTTTATGCTTTACGCCGCGAAGAGAGAGAAGTGTAGAGACAAGGTCATGCATGTTCTGCGCGGCTTCTCCATTCTCGCCGCCCATCATAGAGTGTAGTTTACCATGAAAAGAAACGAGTTGAGAAGTAGTCGCCCCGAGTACTTGATAATCAGGAGTGTCTAGGGAAAGAGTCTCGACGCGCTCTTTTGGAGACTTGACCCATTTGCCGTTTTTGCGACGCCATCCCATATCGTTGGCAACCTTATTCGCCACCGCGAAGGCGTAACCCTCTGGGTCTTCCAGACCCTTCTTCTTCGCGTATGAATACGCGCTATTGAATGCGCTAGTCCACGCGCGCTTGACGGCGACGGGCAACCCCTTAGTATATGCCGGGGGCGCTGAATATGGCATGTAAGGCTCAGCCCTCCTCAGGGTTCGCCACTATAACCCACTTTGAGAAGTAGCCTTCTTCGCTCGGCCTGGCGACAGAGTTCTCGATGCGTTCGCTACTCCATTCGATAGTACGTATTGCGCTATTATCAAACTCTATCCCGTCGAGCAACTCCATCCTATCGCGCGCCGCCATCTCGTGAGCCGCAACATTCTCATAGGTGAGAATATCTGTGAGAATCACGTCGCCGGTCTCAGCTTCTACTACAGCATCAAAGATGGCGATACTGGGAATCTCTACTTGCAATAATGCAAGCATTGCATCCGAGATGTCAACCTCTGCTTCGCCCATGCGTATAATTCCGCTTATCTGCCTGCCTTTATGGTCGTATGCGCTAACCACAGAACCGTTCTTATGGAGTTGGACACGCTTACCAGTCAGTAGTGGCTGGTATATGTACTGAGTGTCTTCTGCGTCTTCTCTAGTTGCAATCGGGGGAATATGATATTGCCCGGTCGGTAGTGTATTGTGTTCAGTCCACTTAGCATCTTCTACGCGAACCAACCAAACTTCGTATGCTTCTGTCTCGGGCGCGAGACCTATGAAAGAAGCCGGAGTGTCCTCCCATCCATTCACGGCCTCGGCAACCGCGACGCTAAGGTCTCGGTCTATGTAGTACGATGGGTTAATTCTGCCCACCTGCATTATCTTCGCTATCTTACGCATCGTCATCAACTCCCGGTGCGGCGAATGCCTGCTGATTGGCGGCAGCGGCATCCTGCGCGGCTTTTATCTCTTCGGGAGTGAAACCGAGAACCTTAGACCACACCATCTCGGCGGGCACGTCAGCCGCCCGCCAGTAAGTAGCAGTCTGTCCGCGCTGATTTTCAACGTTGGCGATTCTCTCCTCCGCGCGAATAGCTATCGGAGGCATGATGATAGAGTACTCAACGGTAGTCGGGTTGATGCCATTCAAGGCAAGCTCAAGGTCGCACAAGTCGAACAGGGGCCTCTTTACTGCTTTCTGAACACCGCGAAGCACCCTGCCGAACTGTTCGTCGCGTTCGCTATCTCCGGTGTCCACAAAACTATGTCGCCCGATGTCGTAATTCAGATACTTAGCCGGAACCTTCAAAACGCAAAGGATACGATTGAGCGAACGGTCAAGGTCTTCAAGGTTAGTAATGTGCGGGTTCTGCCCGCCGATACTCTCTACCGCACCATCAATGACATCTCCACTCTTAGTGTAAAGTCGGGGAAGATAAGTGTCCGAGAATACACTATCTGGGTCGGGTGTGCTCGCCCAGTCGGTATAGCTTCCGGTGGTATTCCAGTCGGCCACTTCCTGCCTGGTCATCATTTCTTTGTACCTACGCAGATACTCTACGCGCTCATCCTGCGTTGCCTCGATAGGCATGGGAACATGATGGACAATCTGATTGTAAGCCCGAATGATACGAGCTACCGCGACGCTATCTTCACCGGCCTGTAGCCTGCGCCAATTGCGCACAGCCGAACGTAGAATGGGTTTTGCATAAGTAAGTCCCTTAGTAACACCATACATGAAATGCAATATCTGCAACTCATAAAATGACGCTACAAGCTGATGGTCAATAATCTGGTCGTAAGGAGCAATGCCGGGGAGATTCTTCTCCATAGCAACGATGGGATTGCCGCGAAGTAGATTGCCCCCTTCGTCTACGTTTTTTACTATCTGATATGAATAAGGAAACTGCTTGATATCCGATACCAGCCCATCTTTATCAAGAACTACCTGGCAGAAGTGATTCCCCTTCTCTACCGTAGTTCGCACGATGTCCCACATCTTGTTATCGATGCCTGTTCTCGCCACCATGTCACCGAGTATCTTGTTAACCCTAGGGTCATCGGACTCTATAATGACCTCCCGGTCTTCTTTGGCATCAATGAAGGTGGTCGCGCAATAAGCTATCGCATCGAGCGCGGAAGAAACGATCTCATCTTCATCGTCCATCCTGGAGATGATCTCTTCGACTGCCTTACGGGTATCCGTCTCTTCCATCCACGGAAAATAGCCACGATACATGCGCCGAAGGTTAGTTCGGGTATCGGTAGTATCCTCCGGGTCGCTCTTCGCGGTAAGCACGCGGTATGCTTTACGCGCCCTATCAATGAATCCCATTATGAGCCATCGCCTTTACCGCCGCGTCAATAGCGGCATCAGTTCTGGGTAAATCATACCACGAATTGAACTCGGCGCGCGAGAACTTGCCCCCCCTAGCGGCTATATCCGCAAGCCACATTGCCATAACCGTATCGTTATGTTCTCCGAACGGATAAGAGAGCATCTCGTCTATCCATGCGCACACCGGGCAATTGTGAACTACGTCGCCGTGGTCTCCGGCAAAGGGGATAACCCAACTCCCGTTGTCAATTTGAGTCGCGAGAGAGGGAACGCCCATTGAGATGTCGTGCTTTGCTGTCCCGGTATAGTGACCTTGAACCGGAATGCTTATGTCTAGCTCTGATAATTGGTCGATAACGACCTGCTGAAAGGCGTTATTCTCCACCATGACAATCTGGGGATGATACATCTCGTACTTCTCGGCTATGAGCCTAGGGATTTCTGATGCCCGTATCTGCTCGCGCGCAATGTCTACTACCCACCTACGCCCGGCATCGTCAATCGCAATTGTGAAAACTACCGTATAGTTGCCTCCGCCTTCGGTTCGGGCTAGGTCAACCCCCATGAACTTGGGCCAATTCGGGTTGATAGCCTCGCCGAGATATATGTCATACCTCTTGCAGTTGTCGATGCTATCAAGGTCAAAGACCCTCTCTCCGGCGGTAACCATCTCAAGTAAATACTGTTGCCGAAAAGCGCGGTCACTACCGTGGGCCTCTATCATCATATCCTGCCTACGCTGCTCAAGCGCCGACAATGACCACTTCTCTGGCCAGATAGCCTCCCCGTTATAGATGGCGGGCCTAATCCACTTCTTCCACCCCTCCATCTTTTGAATCGAAGAAGTGAGGTCAGTATCAGTCCAAGGAGTGGCCAGATAGATAATTGGACTATTTTCTTCTAACGTCGGCAGCCATGCATTGGCATACTGGTACTTGACCTGTTTTTGAAGGCTCGGCTGCAACACAGCATTTCTTGGTGCCACTACATCATCGAAAACCAGCAGGTCAGAACGACCCGAAACCGCAGAACATAAGATACCGGCGGCCTCCAGCGTGGCGTCTGGACTCTCTATTCTTCGACGCACAAATAATTGCCTGGTCGTCCATTTGTCCTTTCTACTGGGCAACAAGTCCGGGAAGACCTTGCGCACCCTCTCGTTCTCGGTGATGATATTGCCGACATTACCTACAATACCCGCGGCCTTGTCGTCAGCCATCATGACATACTTGATGCGTATATTGGGATTATGTCCGATAAGCCAGATGCAACGTCCCTTGATCTGCGTAGTCTTGCCGTGATTTCGGGGAGCTATAATAAGAGTCCGCAGAGAACTTTCGTCATCCATTAGGTCATGCCATTCTCTGTGAATGTCTCCTTGAACTACGCCGAACACATATTCTATAAAGTCATTAACGTTCTCTCTCGCCTTACGGATACGTACGCGCTCAATCGCATCTTGGATGCGGTTGGCTTCGCGTACCAAGTCTTCGGGCGTCATGTCGCGACGCAGATTTTCTCCGAGCGCAGAAAGGTTAGTCGTCTTCATCCACCTGGAATTCGGCGTCTATTGCCGGAATCGTTTCTTCATGCGTCGTGCCGCCGAGCACTTTCTGTATCTCATCATACGTCTTGCCGAGAATAGAAGCAAGGTCGTCGATCTTGTCGAGGTCAATGTTATTGACTGCGTCTATGTAGATGTTTTGCTGATTGAGAGTAGCCTGCGAACCCTCCATCTCTTCTCGGGCCATGCCGATAACCTTAGCAACTGCGCGGGTTAGCTTCTCGGCGTCTCCGGGCGTGCTCGCGTCTACTTCTTCGTGAAACTTGCCCATCAGCTTGAGAGCGGCCCGATTTAATACCTGAAGTCGATAAGCCTTATGAGCAATCGGTATGCGCGCCATCTCGCGGCTTATCTGCTCTATCTTCTCGGCGATAACATGAGCGTGAGTTTCACGCAGCAGTACTATGGGCTTCTTGGTAAGCGGCCCGTTGAACCACTCCTTGCAGGCTTGGTGAATCTCAACGTCGGTGTGCCCGGCGGCCATCATAGAAGTGCAGAAGTCAATGATAGGCCCGGACATCTTACCATGCCACTGTACGTCTGGAACCCAATCCGGTCGCGCCTTGTCATCGTCCGATAAGGCGAGTTTGAAACGGTCAGTCTTCTTCATGTCCATAACCGACGCCTCTAAGCCCGAGTAAGTTCTCTATATCGACTTCATGCTTGGCTACCGTGCTCTTGTAGCCTCGGTCTTTCATGCCGTGCTCTATACGAACATGGCGAATACAGAGTCGCACCGCTGCGCTTTTATTCTTGATGCCCTTGTCGCGCATAAAGCTCTTGAACCATTCGTACTCATCCGGTTGGAGATAACACTGTATACAGTGGGCCTTAGTTCTACCCTTTCTTGCCCGTGCTATCCACTCCTCCCTCTTCTCCTCCGCAGACATCTTCATCATCCTTGCCGTTCACTAAGTTGATCTGGCAGAGCTTGTCGCTCATCCATTTTATCAGGTTGTCTACGTTCTTCGGTAATTTGAAACCTAATATTCTGAGATTCTCTACCGTGCTGATAAACTCAGTAAGTCCAATAAGTAGCATTGTCCATATGAAGAAAAGGCGAGAGATGGTACTCACATCGTATTCAACTATGGGTATACCAGAGACTGCCGGGAGAATCCCCACAAGCGTGCCGAATGCAGTCATACCGACAACCGAAAGAGAGTAGACAACTAGCTTGTCTATTGCTCGGGCGAAACTCCTAGAATTGAACTCGCTATGGCGTAACGCTACCATGCTCCCCAGTATGGTATCTACGATATAAAGTCCGAAGACAGCAATCACCAGTTGTACTATCGTATATCCCATCTCCCCGATGAAGTCAGAATACATAGTCGCGAAAAAGGCTATGATGCCGGTAAAGAATACAGTCGTCTTCCCACCGAATATAGTATCGAAGTATCGTCCCATTTTAGCTCAATCCTACCTACGTATGTTCTGTCGGGTCAGCAGTAATCTCATGCTGCGATAGAGATTCGCAAGCGTGAAAATCTTCGTTGTCCATGTAGAGGTACACCTTGCGTTGCGTCTCCCAATACGCCGTGCTGAGAATAACCTTATTGGGATACTGCTCGGCAAGCTCTCTCAAGAGAACATATCCATCTACCTGCGGGAGCTTACTCTCCGGCCATCCTGAGAACTTAGCTATGTCTTCTACTCGCCCCATCCCCTTGGCATCCTTCATCCAGACTCGCCCGGCGGGGACATCGTTTATAATCAGTCGCACGTTTGTCCAGTAATCCGGCGTAAACCCGGTTATCAACTTGCTCGACGGGTCAAAGCCCGGCGAGGGCAAGAGGTTGAAGGCCAGAAACCCCCGTATGGGGACTGTCTCCTTGTCGGTATCTGGTATGCGTAGATTATATTTATCGGCTATCAGTTCGGCATCACTTCTGCGTATGTATGATATCCCATTGTCTATCCAAGCCGGTATCTCTGGGTCATTGTTCATCTTGAAACGAGCATTGCCGAAACCCCCGATTTTATACCTTGACACCAGCTCGACGAAACTCTTTCTCGACGGGAAGTTGTAAGCGCTCCCTGGACATACTTTGTTCGCCACCTCTTCGTGGTACCCTATCGCCGGGTCATCTAGCTTGAACTTGTTGCAGATAATCGCCACTACTTGAGCAAGCTAGA